AAGCCGTGCTCTTCGAAAGATTTTGTAAAAGCGCTCTTGCCAAAGCCTGTGACCGACATTGCCGCTACGTTGCCCTGTGGGCTTGTTTCCGTTGTGCCACTTGTCTGGATTACCTGGTTCATGTTAATCATGATTCGGTCGCCGCCCAGATATTCAGGAATCTGCACCGTTTTGTCGCTGATGCGTGTCCGGAACAAACTGTAAATTTGTTCCCTGTACCTACTGCCGCCTCTGGCCAGTTCTTCAAAGTATTTCTGTACCTGAAATGCCTGTCGTAACTGGTTTATGGTTGCACCGGTTGCTTGGCTTAAATCCGCCCCCATCCATGCACTGCCGTTGTTTAAGCCTCCGCTGTAAAATGTTCTAAATGGAGATGTTTCACCTTCACCCAGGACGTCTGTTTTACCGATTTCTACCTGTTGTCCCGTCGTTGGCGTTCCTGTTGTAAAATAGGTTGCTGTTCCGAATGGCGCTATTGGATTTCGGTATGTCCATGGCGTTTTAAGTTCTTTTTCTTTGTATCCGTAGATAGGCGCATTGCCCAGCATTGGAATTGTTACGCTTTCTGCCGAACGCTGAGGTGAGGGCAAAGTACTGCTGAAATAGTCGTGGAAGCGGTTCACCGGTAGAGGTCTGCCGCCTGTGTATGCTTCCTGCAGAATGGTTTCTAGCGTTGCGTCTTTGCCGCTGTCCTTATAGTCTACATCTGCGTCTTTGTCCGTGTTGATTGCCGGGTTGTCCACGTTCTGGTCCCGGAACCACTCGTTCCAAATCTTGACGTATGCGCGGATAGGAAGCGCGTTGATATCCAGTTCACCGGTTTCGCCAATGATTTTCGTTGGAACGCCCATATAGTCGAGAATGCTGTTTTCCTGTGGGAATTTGTTTTCTGCTGTGCCGCCTTTGATTTTCAGCTGTGGAATAGTGTATTCGGTCTGCTGTACCCATGGATCATCTGTGACTTCGCCCATAAATTCCTTCCAGTGTTCCCACAAAATACGGTTAGGACAGAAGAAGTAATAGTAATCCAAGTAACAGTTATCCATTACCGGGAAGATAGGCGTGCTCATGCGCACCAGTCCGACGTTGTCGATTGAAAATGTGTCACCGGGAAGCACTTCATCGACGTAGAAAGGAATAAGCTGGCCTGCATCGAATGTCAGCTTGATGTCTTGGTCACGTTTGAAACGACTTCGCGTGATTTCCAAGTTCGGCACTTGGTTGAAATGTGCTTCGTTGTTTCGTTTCATTCTTTCTTCTCTCCTTTCATTTCGTCAACCACTGGTTTTTCTTCAACCACAGGTTTTTGATTCATTCCCAGTGCTTCCATCCAGTCTGCCGTGCCAAATCCTGCAATGAACTTGTCAACGTCATTATCGAATTTTTGCTTAATTTCTCGCGGCAGTTTATCCCACGTCTGTTCTGCCTGAATCATCAGATTCTGTGCTTCAGCTAGCGTGCTCGGCATGTTCGTGAAATCCTGCGGTTCTGCATCGCTCAGCTGTGCGCCCAGCTTTTGTACAATGCTCGGGTCAAAAGCTGCGCGGTTGATGATGTTTTCAATTTTCGTTTCTTCGAGATAGCTCTGTATCTCTGCGTCTCTGTCTATTTCTTCATCTTGCACAAGGCTTTTGTTTCCCTTGTTATCGTATGTCCAACGAAAAGTAAGGCGGGTTTTCCTGCCCGCCTCCGTCTCTTTTCGTTCTTTCTCGTTATGATTTGCTCGAGTAAAGAACATTTTTTCCTCCTTTAGATTACTTCCAAGTCTACAGGCGGGTTTGCTTTGCTTTTGCCGTCCTGCAGTTTGTGCTTGTCGTTCCAGTATTCGCCGCTTTCATCGTCGAACGTTGCGACTTTGAATAGCGTGTAGTCTTTGGCGTTCTTGCGCAGCTGGTTTTCGTCGTTGCACGCGTCTTTGAATGCCCGGACTGCCGTGCCGTCGTTTACGCTCTCGAACCCGCCCATGAACTGCTCTGCGATGTTGTCGCGGACGCTGTAAATGTTGTGAATCACAGTCTGATGCCTCCTCGCATAGGTTTTGCCGAAAGGTTGATTGCTTTCGTTTTGTTTGCGGTCTTGTTGTAGATTTTTGCATCCTTCCGTCGCTTGACCTTAGTACGCTTCTTCATCGTTTGCCCCTCTTCTCATCAGTTCTATTTCAATACTATTTGCAAAGTCTTTCATTTGCCAGATTTCTTCAATCAGCTTTTTTGCGTCTTCTTTTTTTTCGACTTTGCGGAGCATTTTGTATTCGTTGTCTATTTCCTTGTATTTTCGTTTTAGCAGTTCTTCTAGCGCCGCTTTGGGGGTGTCTCTTGCATTCCATGTCGTTCTTGTCATGGTTTACTCCTTTTCTTTTTCGTTTGCGTAATCGCGAAGTGCATGGTAGATTTCGTCCAGCTTTTCAAGAATGTTCATCATGATTTTGATAGCTTCCTTGACGTCCTTGATGGAGATCAGTGCCATTTTCACACCCCCTTTCTGTATTTATTTTCTCGCACGTCTATGTGCACAAAATTACTGTATCTGATTACTCCGCCGCCTAATTCGCCGAGCACCTTGCTCGCATATTCTGCCACCTCCTTGCTATTGTGTTTTTTTACCACAATGTCGGCCGCCATGCCTTTTACATGATAGCTGTTTTTTGCACCGCCTACTTTTGCGTTCCATGTTGGTGTTCTGTATCCTGAATTGATGATTACTGGTTCGTTAAAGTGTTCTCTGATTCTTTCTAAGACTGCGAGTAGTTCAGGTGCCCACAAAAATTCTTTTGTTCCGTCTTTGCATCTAAACTCTTCTGCTTTGAAGTGCTGCGTTAATCGGTCGTTGTTTGTTTGGTTTAGGATTGCTGTACTCATTTTGACCACCTCTTGTTTGTATTTTATATTTTTCTGTTCGCTTTGTCAAGGTTTTTTGTAAAAAATTTTGGCAAAGCAAACAGATGCCCGCGGCAGGCGTTTTTAACATTTTCCACAGACTTTTCAACATTTCCACATTGTTAAACTTTAGCATAACAGAGTGCTGCCGTATTGGTGTATATTCGTTTCAACAATTCAACAACTTTTTAACAATTTTTTCCACAAGTTTTTTACTAAAAAAAACGCATATCTTCGTTGTAAATTATTGCTTTTCAACTTTTAAACTGTCTCTACTACTACTCCTACAACAAGTATATAAATAACACGCATGTGTGCGCGTGCGCGCGCGTGCGCGTTTCGTGCGCGTGTGCGCATGTGCGCACATGCGTGAAATAAGGCAGCCCCTAAGTTAGGGGCGCTGCCGCTAGGGGTGTGTCGTGAGACACACACTTTTGATTTAATAAAAAACTCCATACCCTAAAGGCATGGAGTTTTAAATCTTATTTTGTCATCAAGCCAAGTACCCGCCTTGTCAGGTACTTGGCTTGATGACACTTACATAGTTCCGGCCATTTTTCTAAACTTGTGAATTTTACGTTCCTGCGCTGATAAATAGCTTTCAAGCTTAATATCTGTTTGTTCCATCTTGTTTTTGGTTGAATCCATGGATTTTTGTTGCCTTTGTCGTTTGATTTCCCATAAACGTTCGGGGTCTTCTGCTTCCATCTGTTTTTCAAAGTAACGTGGTATTGCCGCTCTTTTACCGTTGCTTAGCTGAATGTAACCTTTTTCCCAGATCTCTTCTTTGTGTTGTAGATAGTATTCTTCACCTAGACCCGGCTTTAAACTCATCATTGCGAATGGTGGCCTTAATCCTCTTTTGATGTGCTCCATGGTTTCATCACCAATTTTTTTTGTTACATAGCCTGCCGTGTAGCTGTATGCTTTGTTTGTCGCTGGTTCGCTCATGTTGTGGATACCATACGGCCAGCATTTTGTTATGCGTGTGTCCGTGTAGTATCCTTCTTTGCTGAGTAGTCTGTACGGCTCTAGCTTTTCTGGATTGTAATTGAACAAAATCAGATGATAGTGCGGTCTCCCGGTGTGTTCTCCGTATTCACCAGCACAGAAATAGCGTATTCCCGGCCCTGCGGCCTTTCTGAGACGCTTTAGAAACTTCTGAATGTCCTCATACCATAACGTCTGATTCTCCTTTAAATCGCCTTTCTGCCGCTTGTAGAGTGCTCCGCGTATTACTTCGCCTGTTTCGTGGTTAACGCCCGGTATGTTTTTATCATCATATGTTAATGTGACAAACCATACTGAGTGCGGTTTACTTGTCTTTGCTTCCATTTCAATTCTGCAAGCCCAGTCTTCTCTTTTGCGGATTCTGCACCCGATGCATTGCCCGCATGGAATTAGCATAACGTCTTTTCTGTAAATTAAATCTTCATAGGTTAAATCAGGATTTTTTGCCCTTTCAACGGCAAAGCGCCGGAGCGTGTAAACACGTCCCGACGCTTCGCGGTCGTCTGGCACATAAAACCTGATAAGAGGTTTATAACATGCCATTATCTTAAATAATCACCCGGCTTTCTTTGCTGTCCATAGCTTCCCGTTTTGTCTGTTGCTTTGATTGCGCGGTCTGTTGAGCCTGCAACTCTCTTTTGTGCTTTGCCTGCGTCGTAACTTGGTTCTGCTACCTTGTCCGTTACAACTTCTACGTTTTTTTTCAGCTCTTGCCAGCTCTTGCCGCTGTTTGCTCCTTGCTGGAAATAACTGCTTACTCCCTGCGCAAGGTTGATACTGTCGCTGAAACTGCCGTAACTGTTGGAACTGAATGCCGGGCTTCCCAATGCGCTGATGCTTGCCGCGCTTGTGCTTCCTAGTCCTACGCTTGCACCGCCTACGCTTCCAGCACTGCCTCCGCCCATTGCCGCGCCTCCGTTGAGTGCCGCCAAAATTGGGTTGATTCCTGCGGCTCTCATGTCTGCAACGGCTCTTTGGTATGCGGTACTGCTCATGTGCTCTTGCCACTCTCGATTAAGTGCGGCTTCTGCAGAGTTGTAAGCCATGGCTTCACGCATTAGGTCAGCGTTCATTCGTCCTTGCTTGTTCATCATCATACTGTTAAGCAGGCCTTGGAATCCACTTCCTGCCATGTTGTAGATTCCTTGTGCGCTCATGCTTCCCAGATTTCTGAGCCATCCGCTAAGTTCTGTGTTTCGGTTTGTGCTGTCGTTCGTTCCTCCTGAACTTTCGCTGTGGCTGTTTCCATAGCTCCAGTTAGAACTACTGCCTCCTCCTGCTGTCCAGCCTTGGTTTTGGCTGAAATTGAACTTGTTACTTGCGTCGAACTGTTGCTGATTTTGACTTAATCCTTTGAACTGGTTGTACAGATTTCCGAATGTTCCGATTAAGTTTCCGGCTGTGCCCATTATTTTTAATGCTGTTCCCAGTCCTCCTAGTGCCATTTAAATACCTCCTTAGTGATGGTCGATTAAGCCGGGAACGGAATACATTGGCATTGGCCTTACGGTTGTGTTTTTTACAAGGAAGTCTGCGATAAACTGTGGTTCGTTTACCTTGTCTTCAACGGCCAGAGTTCGCGCGATTTCTGCACTTCCTTCTTTCATCCACTCTTGACTGAGTGCCGGTGTTTTGGTGTAGTTGTCACCATAGTGCCAACTGTCCAGCGTTCCGGTCGCATTGGATCGGAACGCACCACAGATGCGGTTTGGCTTCATGCGATAATCCGCCCACGCCTCTTGGTAGCCAAATGCTTCGTTGTCGGTTTCCGTGCCCTGTGCATAGAGTTCTTTTTTCAGTACTGCTTGCTCTCCCAGATTTGCGAAAACAGGGAAATAATAGTCCAGCTTGTTTTTTCTGCTGAACATGCGTTCCAAACCCTGCTGGTATGTGTGGTCATGGCGTACACAGCATACGCCAATAACAAAGCCGTGCTCTTCGAAAGATTTTGTAAAAGCGCTCTTGCCAAAGCCTGTGACCG